TCTAGAGCGCGACCCGAGCACGTACGGCGCCCTCGCGCAACGCGTCTTTGTGGTGTCCGGCGCTCGCATTGAGCTGACCCCGCCCGAGTGGACGAAGGGCACCAAGTACGAGACGGAAGCGCAAGAGATTTGCACGGAGACCGCTTCGATCTTCGAGGCCATCCCACGCCGTGGCAGCGCGTTCGCCGACATGCAGTGGGCCATCTACTACGGCGCCACCGCTTCCGAAATCATGTGGGAGCAACGTGATGGTCTTTGGACCGTCTCCGAGCTTCTGCCGATTCACTCGCGCCGCATCGGCTACCCCGACACGTCGAACTGGGAGCCCCACATTTGGGACCAGGGTGCGATGTCGTTCATCCAAGACGCCTTCGGTTTGGGCACGCAAGGGATGTTTGGTTTCCCCCTTTCGCGTTACCCGCACAAGTTCATTTACCACACGCCGCGCCTTCGTGGTGACTACCCAACGCGCGACGGTCTAGGCCGTGAGATTGCGTTTTGGATGGCCCTCAAGGGCATGGCGTTTCGTGGCGGTGGTCAGTACATCGAACGCTTCGCGAAGCCGTGGGTGCTGGGCAGCTACAAGACGGCGCCCACGGGTTCCAGTGAACCACGTTCGGCCGGCGATCCCGATGTCCTGATTCTAAAACAGACCGCGGCGGCTATCGCGGCGGGCACGCTTTCGAGTGCTGTTCTGCCTGATTGCGTGACCGCGGACATGAAGGGCCCCGGTCTCGGCACGGGCGCCAATGCGAAGCTGCAACACGTCGAGTTTATCGAGTTCATCGACCGGCAAATCGCGATGGCCGTACAGGGCCAAAGCGATACGATGCAGGCCGGCGCCAATGGCTCGCGCGCAGCTACCGAGGTTCGCAAAGAGGGCAGCAAAGAGCTGTACCGCTACGACGGTGTGGTCTTCGCCGAAGACATCCGCGCGAGTCTCATTCGCTCAATCGTTTCGCTCAATCGCCCGGGCCGCGAGCACCTCACGCCGCTTGTTACGTGCCACGTCTCAGACAAGCCCGACCCGCTGACGCGCGTGGAAGTGGTGAGCAAGGCTGTGATGATTGGCCTTCCCGCGGACGCTGACGCGCTCGGCGAAGAGCTGGGCATCAAGCTTGTGCCGAACGAGGGGACGACACCGCGCGTGTTGGTGCCGCTCGAACCCGTCGAGAGCCAATACGAAAAGAGGGCAAGCGGCAAGGCCGTTCAGCCTCTTGCACCGCCTACCACCGACCCAATTCAACCGCCTCCGCCGAATGATGCGGAGCCCACCAAAGACTCCCCTGAAGCCGAGCAAAAGGACGACACGCCATGACTACTGCCGCAGCCATCGACGCACTGAATGTTGGAGCCAACCAGCAAGAGTTGGCCAACCGCGTGCAAACTTTTACGACCGCCGCACTCGTTGACCTTGCCGCGTTGGAAGCTGGCACAAGCATCGTCGCGGCGTCTACGACGGCCGCCGGCACGATGTCCGCCGCGGACAAGATTGCGCTGCCTCGCTACGTGCGCGGCGTTGCGGTTGCAAACGTCGCGAGCTTGTCGTCGTTCACCGTTTCGAACAACGGCATCACCTACGTTGCGGGCGACCGGATTTTGCTTCCGGTTCAAACGACTGTCGCGCAAAACGGCATCTACGTCGTGGGCACCGTGGCCAGTGGCACCGCGCCGTTGACGCGGGCAACGGACATGCCTGCCGGCATGACGTATCGAAACGGTTGCATCGTTCACGTTTCGAATGAGGGCACATTGCTCGCCGGTTCGACCTGGAAGGCTATGTGTACGGGCACTGCTGTTGTTGGCACGAATGACCCCGTGTTCTACCCGCAGACCGTGCGAGCCAAGGTCACGCTTGTCTCGGGCACCAAGGTACTTGGTTCGGCGCAGGGCGTGTTTCTTTACTCCGCCACGACGAGCGGCGTTACCGCGACTCGCAACACCGCTGGCGGAACACTCACGCTGACCACGCACTATTTTTGCCCCGATGCCGACCGCGTTGCGGGCGTGTCCGGGACGAGCGCCGTTTCCGTGACGGCTTCGGTCGCCGCGGGCACGGTCAACACCGCAGACACATCCACTGTCGACGTGCTCATTACCAACTGGTAACCGTGGCAGCGCAAACCAAGCAAGGCACCTTCAAGGTGCCGGCCATCAAGACCGCGGACGACACGAAACGTGCGCTCGCGGCTCTTGAGAAGGCCAAGGCGCGCTTGACGCCGCGGGCCTACGCCCAAGCCAAAGAGCAAATCAAAGCTGCGTCCAAGGCCCTCGCAGGGCCCAAGGATGACGGACTCGCGAACGTGCGTCGGCGCGGGTTGCATCTTCGGATTGGCACGGACGGAACCATTGAGGTTCGGCACTCGACGGACGGCGAAGAAAGTGTGTTGCTTGGCGACTCGCCCGTGCATTGTGCACCTATCGAGATTGCGTGCGCGGATTGGACCGACGACACCACGGAGGCAAGGTGGATTCAGCTTGCCGTCGTGGGCCATTGGGAAGGTCACCCCGCGGGGCCGTTCGACCTCAACGAAGGCGTATTCGCGGAGATTGACCGAAACTTCCGCGCTACCAAGAACCGCCGCATCCCCATCGACTTCGAACATGCGAGCGAGTCAGCAGCAACGGATGGCTCGATACCGACAGTTGGCGCTCCCGCGCAGGGCTGGATCATCGACCTCGACAACCGCGGCAGCGCCGGCCTGTGGGGCTTGGTGCAATGGGGCGAGCTTGCGCGGCAGTACATCCGCGAGGGCAAGTACCGCTACATCAGTCCTGCCATCCGGTTCAACGCGCGCGACCGCGTTACGAAAGCGCACATTGGAACGCGGCTTACGAGTGCCGGTTTGACAAACCAACCCTTCCTCGACGGCATGCAACCGCTCGCCGCATCCGACAAAATCACCGCAGGGGACACGATGAACCAACAGCTAATGAGCGCGGGCGAGTTCATGCCCCGCTTGCGCGCCGCTTTGAAGCTGGGCGAGCTTTCGACGTACACCGAGTGTCAAGACCAGTTGTCTCGGCTCAAGGCCATGTGCGCGATGGCAGAGCACCCGGAAGCCACGCACGAAGGCGTGAGCCTCGCCGAGTACGTTTCGCCGTTGAAGGCCATGATGAACCTTCCGGCAAACGCGCAGTACGCCGACCTTTTCGAAGCCGTGGAGGCGATGATCGAAGACGCCATCGCGCGGCATGAATCCACCATGCACGGACCGGGGGACGATGACGCTCCCCCGTCTTCGCGTGACATGTCCGACACCCAACCCGCCACCATGGCGGATACCACACAGGAGACCGCCATGGCGGACGCCGACCTTCAAATCAAGTTGAACGAAACCACCACCAAGCTGACCGCGGCCGATAGCCAGGTGGTCACCCTTTCCGCTCGCGTGAACGAGCTTGAGCTGACCCTCAAGGCCGTGCAAGCGGAGCGCGATACTGCGCTGTCCGAAAAGACCGCGCTGCTCTCCGAAAAGGAAGCGCGCGACAACGCCGACATCGAACGCGAAGTGGTGGAAACCATCACCTTCCACGGCAAGGCCAAGGGCCTCACCATGAGCGACAAAGACGCGCTCATCTCGATGCGCAAAAGCTCGCCCGCGGCCTTTGGCAAGCTGTACCCGGTCGCGCCGCCCGAGCAACGTCACCTGACCTCGCGCATTACCGATCGCAGCAGCGACCCGAAACCGACCGAAATTCGGACCGTCGAGCCAACGCCTTCCCTCTTGGCCTTGAGCGAGCGCACTGACGCATTCGTCGCCAAGGGGATGGATCGCGAGGACGCCGTGCTTGCTGCGCTGAAAGAGGCCAGCGCGAACTAATCGCGCGCCGCCCGCAAACAACAACCTTCCCATTCAGGAGTTTCAATCATGGCTCAGTTTCAGTACGCGGACGGATATTTCCCCGTCCCGGCCGCGCTTCCCGTCAAAAATACTGGCCTTGTGGCCATTACCGAAGGCACCGGGCTGTTGCTCGATTCCACCAACACCATCAGCAACACCGCATCCGTGGGCGTACTGGCCCCGACTGCCAGCGGTGGCGTCGTTGGTTCGATGGGCGTCGCAGATAGCGCCATTGCGGTCGGTGGCCAAGGAGCCGCGATTGTCATGGGCTTCAAGTGGATGACCGCAAGCGGTACGGTGACCGCGGGTGAGACCGTCATGCTTGACGACACAACTGCCAAGCTCGGATGGGTCAAAACCATCACGGGCTCGGGCGCGGAAGTGTTTGGCAAGGCGTACAGCACCGCGACCAACGGCAACCAGGTGCTCATCTTCGTCAACCCGATCGGCGAGAACGCCTAACCCACCTTCCCTCTCAACAATTCAGCTTTTCACAGCGGCCAATTGGGGCGCGGGCCGCGAGGCCGCGGTCCGCCCTGACGGCCCCAAAGGAGTTCCCCAATGGCCTCGAATCCCATGGTTGTACGTGCGACCGACGAGCACGGCAAAGAAACCAAGATCAACTTTTCCGAAGGTACCATCACCGGCTACAACAACGACGGCAAGCTCGTCACCATGTCGTTGCAGCCGACCGATGTCCACATCGACCAGGCGCTTGCGACCTACGCGCTCGGCTACAGCAACGCCGAATTCATCGCGGACAAGGTCTGCCCGATCGTGTCGACTCCCAAGCAGAGCGACAAATACTGGATCTGGGACAAGGACGACACGTTTCAGCTCGTGACGTCCACCAGCGTGAGCCCCAACGGCACCGTGCCGGAAATCGCTCCGCGTCAGTCCAACACCAGCTTCAACACGGTGCCCTACGCGCTCAAGACCGCGCTGCCCATCGAGGTGGAAGCTGGCAGTGATGCCGCGCTGAAAATCGCGATGCGCTACGTCAAGCTTCCCATCGAGAAGCTCATGCTTCAGCGCGAGTACCGCGTCGGAACGACCATCACCACGGCTGCTTCGTTCGCGTCCGCCAACAAGACCACGCTTGGTTCGACCACGAAGTGGAACGGTGGCTCCGCGTCGGACCCCGTCGCAAACCTCAAGGCGCTGTGCCAAGCGTCGCTGTCCCCCATCAACCGCATCGTGATGAACGAGCGCGTGTTTGATGCGTTTCAGATGAACGCCCAGGTGCAGAAATACATCGTCTACAAGTCCGGCGCGGCGCCCCAATTCGACCCCGCTGGCAACGGCGGCACGGCGCTGTCCTCGCTCTTGGAGCTGCCCCCGATCGTGGTGGCGCGCGCCAAGTACAAGTCGGCCACGTCGTCCTACGATTACGTGTTTCCCAACCACGTTGCACTCATGCACCTTCCCGCGACCATGCCCCCCGTGGGTGAAGCTTGTTCGTGGAACACCTTTCGCTGGATGGGCGCCGCGGAAGCCGTGCCGAACGCGCAAATCCAAACCATCCCCGGTTCGTCCGGCGTTGGTGGCTTCTGCGTGCGCACCTTCTACAACCCGCTTCGTGGTCTCAGCGGCACACGCGAGTGCGTCGTCTTCCACTATGACTCGGACGTGTTTCTGGACTCGGCTTGCTCGGGTCTTGTCATCGACGCCTACCAGTGATCGCACTGGCCTAACCGAAAGAAATCAACATGGCAGAACCCAACAAACCCGCGGAAGCGAAGGCTTCCGCGAAGACCGTCATGGCGCACGTGTTCGACGACATGGAATCCGATATCGCATCGGGCATTTCGTACGCGGGCGACAAGACCGAAGAAAACCCACGCGGGCATTACCACGCGAAGCCGGGCGAAGACGTGCTGTTGCAGTCCGTCGACTTCGACCGTTTCAGCGCAAAGAAGCTCGTTCGCGCCATCGCCTGACCCATGACCCACGCGGTTCAGCTCGTCACCCTTGAGCAAGTCGAGGACCGTCTATCACCGCATGTCGTGCGTCAGATTTACGATGACGCGAACGACGGCGCGGTGAGCAAGACGGCCATTGCGAGGCTCATTGACGATGCGACCGCGTGGGTTCTTTCCTGGGTCACGCCGACCTACACGACGTCAATCACCGACACGCCGTACGCGGCGGAGCTTGTGCGGCTGACGCTCGATGCCGTCGAGTGGATGGCCGCCAAGCGCCACCCCGAATACGTGCGCCGCGATTGGGAAAAGCTCAAGGGCGACAACAGGCAAGACCTGATTGACCTGCGTTCCCAAATGCGGACCATCGCGGAAGCGCCGCCTGACCCATCGGCAACGGTGGGCGGATTGACCATTGCGCTTGACCCCGTGCTGTTTGCGGGAGGCGGCGATATATGAGCGGCGATTACGTCACCATCGAGATTGACGAGGCTGCATTCAAGGCAGCGCTCACAGAGCTTCGCGATGGCGTTCACCGTGCCGTCGCCATGGGCGTTGACGAAGCGGCTGCGCACGCGAAGTCAGAGCACAGGTGGAAGTCCAAGACGGGCGCCACCGTGGAAGGTATCCGCGGCGTGCACCTGTCATCTTCGGCGGTCAGTGCGGACGGCGTAATCGAATCGCTCGCCAAGCATTCGACCTATCTGGAGGAGGGCACCAAGCCGCACGAAATTTGGCCCAAGCTTGCCACCGCCTACGTTGGCCCAGCACGCAAAGGCCAGGGTCGGCGCAGCAAGGCTCGCACAGCACTTCGTTGGTTCGACCCCGGCGGCGAGATACACTTCGCGCGTATGGTCAACCACCCGGGCACGGAGTCAATGCCGTTCATGGGCCCCGCGGTGCTCAAATTCGAGCGCGTTGCCATTCGAGAAATCGAAGTCGGCATCGCCAAAGCGAACGCAATCCTTTCGAAGTAAATGGCGGACACCTACGGCCTTCTCGACTTTCCAGTTAGCATCTTTGCGGCTGGAAAGACTGCGACGGACCCGGCGCTCGACATCATTCTTGCGTTCGCACAAGCCGTTCTAAACGGCGAAGTTTCCGCCGCGTGGCAAGCCGTTGCACCAGGGCGCAGGCCGGTTGTCGAGACCTTCGCGCACAACCCGGAAGATGGCGAGTTCGTGGACAGCAAGCTGCCGGCGTTGTTTGCATGGCGGCGAGGAAGCGGACCTATCGAGGACCTTGCCGACGAATGGCACGCGGAAGCGAACACCATCGCGCTCCGTTGGGTCATCGAGCCCACTGCACAGCAGCGCCAAGTGCTCCGCTACCCGGCCGTCAATGCCATGACGAAGGCGCTCGACCGGGCGCTCGACAATGGCAGGTCGGAGCATTGGATCGTTGACTCGGACCGCGCCGACACGGACGGCATCAAGCTCGCGTTCGCGTCGTCCACCAGCGCGCAGACCTACAGCGGAGCAAGCCTTGACGGCGTGCTCGCTGGCCTCACGTTCGACCCGCCACGCAAGGTCACCATTACGCGCGCCAGTGCGACCGGTGCCTACGCTACGACCGACATCACGGTCACAGGCACCGACAAGAACGAAGACGCGTTAGCGCCGACGCTGACGCCCACCACGGCCAACGGCGGTGACGTGCTTTCGTCGCGGGGCTGGCAGCGTTTCCGCACCATCACAAGCCTTGATTTTTTGGGGCAAGTCTCGACGGCCGGGAGCTTCACCGTTGGTGTGGGCCCGAGCGACGAAGACTTGCTGACGCGCGGGTCGCTGCTCTTGCGGCATGCCGGGCTCATCACGTGCGAGCTGACCAAATCAGCGACGCCGAAGATGCTCGCGATTCAGATGGGCGAAGGCGAGCGCCCCACGACGTATTGGGCCGTTGACTTCGAATTGACGGTCCAAGAGCGCCTCGTGCGCGACCCCGCGGCCTACGGTGTTCTCGGGTCAGGTGGCAGCGGTTCGCTCTACCTCGACACGCTTTTGAGCGACGGTACGACCTTCGGGTCTACCCAAGTCGACTGACAGTTTTTGGAGGTTTCCCATGCCGGCTATCCCGACGCGTAAGCTCAAGGTTTACGCGAATCCCTACGTGTACGTCGACCACCTGGGTCGGCTCGCGGGCGCATGCCCGTTTGACCCCGACCATGCCGCGGGCGAACGCCGCTACATCGGCGCCGAGCTGGACACCGAAAAGACCAAGATTGTTGCCGTGCGTGGTCCGCTTGACCCGCGTGGCTCCCGCACCGACATCGTTTGGGCTTACACCGTTGGTGCCGTCGAGATTCCCGACACGGCAACGCACCGCCGCTACCTGCAACACGGCGACATCTTGCCAGCGACGGAGCGCGAGCACCGCTTGGCGCGTGTGCCCAACAAGTTTGTCGACCCCATGGTGAAGCTTTCCGAGCTGCGTGCGGCCGCGCTGTTTGCGTGGGCAGATCGCAATGAGGGCGACGCCCCCGCGTTTGCGGTGGAGAGCGAAGCGTCGCTCGTTTCTGCCGCGAAGGAAGCCAAAGATTTGGCCTCGATTTGTCTCGACGTCGTGAAAGCGATGCACGCCGAGGCCCCTGCAAAAAAGGACGGTGACGCGTGAGCGGTTCCCTTGCCATCGTTGGATTTTCCAACAACGACAAATTCCCCGGCCCGACAACGGAAACCGTTTACGGCGCGGGTGGACTCGGCTCCGCATCGCTCCCTCTGGTAGGCGCATGCGTCGGGCTCAAGACATCATCGGGCTCGCTGACGAACGACGGTGCGGGTGCGTATTGCACCAGCTACGACGACTGCGACGCCGCGGCCGGCGCCGGTTCCGAGCTGGCTCGCATGGGCTACCGTTTCATCGATTGGGGTCTGCCCGTGTGGCTGTTTGCCGTGGCTCCCGCGGCGTCAAGCCCGGTGGCAGCGGCGGCGACCATCACGTTTGCGTTTGCGTCGGGCACGGCCCCTTTGACCGTGGGCGAGTATTCGTGTCGCATCGCTGGCAAGACCTACTCGATTGGAATCTCGACGAGCGACACGGTGACCACGATGGCCACCGCGCTCAAGAACAAAATCAACGCCGATGTGCGCGCCATTGTGACCGCCAGCAATTCGAGCGGCGTGCTGACCATCACGCACAAGAACACCACGGTTCGCGGCAATACACTTCTGGTATACGGTGTGACGACGGGTCTACCTTCCAACGTCACGGCGACGCTTGGCGGCGGTGGCACGGCGACCAACACGACCGGCATCGCGTTCGCGAGCGGCGCCGGCACAGAGGACGCGACGAACATTATCGCGGTGCTCAATTCCGGCTACTACAACCGCGTTGCCATCGCGCAGCAAGACGCCACCAACGCGGCGCTGTGGGAGACGTACGTTGACACCAAGGCGGGCCCGCTCGTCAACAAGTGCGAGCACTTCCACATTGGGTTCAACGGCGCCCTCGCAACGGCAACAAGCCTTGCGCAAACGACGCTCAACAACGCGCGTTTCTGCGCGCTGTGGATGCTCAATTGCGAGAGCCCTCCCGCGGAGATTGCGGCGGCCATGGCAGCGGCCAGCATCGCCTACGAGACCACGGGCGACGGCGGTATCAATGCGAACTACGACGGGCTTGTGCTGCGTGGCATTGCCCCTTCACAGTTCGCAGCCGACAACCCCACGCGTGCGAACGCACAGAGCGCGCTCGACAATAGCGTGACCCCCTGCGAAACGCGCGACGGCAAGGCCGTTGTT